TTCCCCAAATAGCAGCACCAATCTCAGGTGACAGACCAATGTATGCGCTGACAACCGCACTGATTAGCAATGCGATTCCCATATGATTGAACACACCAACGAGATATGTTCTGAGACCCCAATCAATGACTGGTGCTGGGTATGCGTGTGATTCGTTTTGATAAGACATGCCTTACTCCTTGTTTAACCAAGGCTCTGAGCCTTGCCCATAGTTTTCGGTCCATTCGAGAGGTTCTTTCCCCTCCAATGCTTTGCGGCAAGCCCACAATTGACAAACTTGTCCGCTTTTCTCGTCGCAATTCGACTCGCAAACGCAATTTGCATATTTCCGCAGCACCGCCTCCAGCTTCTGGATACGATCTGCGGCTTCACCACAATGGCAACGGTCCCGTTCTGTTGGGAAGATACAGGTGTCTGCACGGCGTAGCCGCTTCACAAGATCATCAGTCATCTTTCCCCCTCCTGCTTTTCGGGCTTCATCCCGCTCAATGACGCATTCCTTCAACGCCTCTCTAGCACCGAGGAAGCACTCCATTGTATGCTCCAATGCCGTCTCTAGCTTCTCGATACGCTCCTCTTTGTCGGCGATGGTCTGCTTCATTTCCATGATGCCGCCAGGCCCAGAAGTTAGTTGTTCGATACGCTCAACACCAACTCTGATAGCACCTATTGCGATATCATATTGCGATTGTAGTCGTTCGTTTTCTTTAGCAACAGCTTCGGCAAATTTCTCAAGAGGCATTTCAAGTTTGTTACTCATTTTCGTCATCTCCAGTATGAATGGTAAGTGTTGCTTCTCTCAGTCTATATCCACGATCATGCCAAGCCTGGATTTTCCTTGAGATATCTTTATCGTCATAGGTTGATCGGCATTGGCGTATCCATGATTCCATCGAAGTCACACCAAAGGTATGATGAGCATAATACCCTTTAGTGTGTGGGCAGTATATCACAAATCCTTTGATGTGAGTTGTCATCATGATACCTTCAGTTTCTTGAACTTGTCTTTGTTAGAATAAGAGTTGTTTGTGGTGATTTGATCCGATTGCCCAGAATCCATGATATCGATCTGTGCTGATTGTTCTACATCATACAGTCTCATCTTCGCTCTGTCAACCCCCACCACAAATCTTTTGTTGCTTGTTGGATCGTTGTAACGGTTCTTTAACTGCTTAATCATAATCTGCCCAAGCTTTTCCAATGTCTCATTGGTCATCAAGGCAAACATCAAGTCTGCGGTGGCCGGGAGCCCGAAGGACTCTGAGGTGTCTGTGAGTTCGACATCTGAGCTGGCAAATCCGCTTCTGGTTGTTTGTGTTGCACTGAGTACTGGTACGTTGAATTCCACTGCCAGCCCTCGTAGCTCTTCCGCGATTGACTTGATGAGCGTGTAAGAGTTGACATTCGATCCAGCTTTAATGCGAGAAGAACAGCAAATGTTAAGATAATCGATGTAGATAATATCAGGAACAAAGTTTCGTTTAAGTCTAAGCTCATTCAACAGACTCCTAAAGTGGTTGTATCCGGCCGCAGCGGTTGGATATTCTTTGATGATTAACTTACCATGTGCTTTCGCCTTCGCAGTACTCATCTTCTTGTCATACATATCTTTCGATAGCTTCTCAAGGTCATGGATATCAACATTGAGAAGATTGGCATCGATACGTTCTGCAATCTTCTCTTCTGACATTTCCATTGTTATATAGAGTACGTTCAAACCAGCAGAGATGTTAGCCGCAGCACAGTGACACATGAACAAAGATTTACCGACACCAGTGCCAGCAAGAGCGATGTTCAGAGTTTTCTTAGGCAAACCACCCTTGGTGATCTTGTTGAAGAAATCAAGGTCAAAGGGCACACGCTCTTCAACGCGATGATAGAAATCGAAACGCTCATCTGAGTTTTCGAAGTAGTCATGCCCAATGTTAGGATCAAACGATACAGCCAAAGCTTCTGTAAGCAAAGACGGTATAGCACCCTTCTGTAAAGCATTATCTTTGTTGTTCATAATATCAATAGCCCTCATCATGGCCTGGTAGATTGCTTTCTCTTGACAAAAGTTCTCAGTGCTATCAATCAGCCATTGCTCATTAACTTCAGCTTGAATATTGAAAGAAGCTAGGGCGCTTTTACACGCCCTAGCCTCATCTTCTGTGACACCATTCATGGCGTCGATTTCAATTGTCAATGCTTCAATGGTTGGGCGCTGATTGTACTTGCTTACAAACTTGTCAATTTGTTTGAAGAGGATCTTGTCCTCTCCGTTGAAGTATTCATCTTTGATGAATGGAAGGGCCTTTCGGTGATAGTCTTCGTTGGCTATCAGGTTCCTCAGAATAGTTTTCTCCAGCGACATCATCTTTTCCCTCCAGCGTTTCTAAAATTAAATGATTGAGTATGATACCGATATGTTCAGTAAATCTCTTATCATTCCTTAATGCAGTTTCGATATGATCTCCCATCTCAAGGAGTTCATAGATGAACTGAAGAACAGCCTCACCATCTTCCTTCTCTTTCACACCAATCTTCACATAACGATATATAACATTTTTATAAGGGCCTGTCAAGACCTCAATTGGTATCGTGTCGCCAACTTCACCTGGCTTATGCAAGTCATCACGAAACCTATAGTCTTTACCTATATCAAGCATCTTCTTCCTCCACAGTTGTTACATTTGACTTACCATACAAGAACTCACCCTTGCAGGCCTCGTCAATCTGATCGAGGACTTCTTTAGTGAAATACTTTTCAGGATTCTTTTCAATCACCGATTCAAATACCTTATCACCATTAGGCATTTCGAATCGAGTTGACACCTTCTTGAAGATGCCGAACTTCTCAGCAAGGTCAATCAACCCATAGTAAGGATCGAGACCATCTGCATAGTTTAGCAGGGTTTCAACCTTCTTGTTCTCAATAGTGAGGCGAGCCTTCTTCAAGTTAGCCGTGATGATAGCACCAGTGATAGAGTTATCAGACTTATCTTTGTCTTTCTTCTTTGAGAGGAAAACAATAGACGAAGCTGCATATTCAAGCCCAGAACCACCACCCATCTTCTTCATAGGCACATACGAACCAATCACATCATACACATGGTTGGTCACAATCAATGGCACGTTCGCTTTACCTAACTTGAGAGTAAGTACACGGAAGGCGCCACGAATTAATTGTGAACGGGTCATGTCACGAGTGTCTTTACCTTCTGCGATATCGGACATCTCTTTCTCAGTTGAGAGATTTCCGAGCGAGTCAAGCACAAACATCATTGGCAATCTATCACCATGCTTTTGCTCAAGGTACTTGTCGAGAATTTTCACGGCCTGTGTGCGAAACTCCTGAATGGTAGCAACAGGCATGATAGCGATACGCTTAACATCAACACCACGATCTTGCAGCATTGACTTTGAGATAGCCGATTCAGATTCAAAGTAGAACACGAAAGCTTTCTCATTGTCACGCAAGAACTGGCGAACCATGTTCATTGCATAGAAGGTCTTACCTGTCGAAGGTTCACCTGCTAGTGCAGTAACTTTGTTACCAGGTAATCCACCGTAGATGGATCCAGAAAGTAGAGCATTGAGACTATAACTACCAGTTCCAATAAAACTAGTAACGTCGCCAGCCTCCACGCCATCGTCAACAATCCCAGCATACTCATTGCCCGTTTCTTTCATTAGTGATGCGAATATATCTGTCATAAGTTTCTCCTTATTGTCCCATTCTTACAATGTCGTTCTCTTCGGTGATCTCACCGCACTGAACTTCTATGATAACTAACGGGATGTTTGATATGTTGGTGATTTTATGTACTGACAAAGGTTTCACTACAAAGGTATCACCTTGTTTTACCCTAAACTTCTTATCATCAAGAATGACCTCACCAGCACCTTGTGTGATGGCCCATGTCTCTGACCTATGTATGTGATATTGAAGACTGATAGACTTGTCAGGTTCGATGGTCAGCTTCTTTACTTTATACCAACGCCCTTCTTCGATAACTTCCCAGTTTCCCCATGGTCGTTCACATGTTTCTCTCATGAAAAGAATGCCTCCAAGCTACTCACTTCTTCTGTCTTCCAACCAATGCTGTCCAAGACGATCTTCAAAGGTTCGACAAAAGACTTTTCATATTGAGTATTATAGTCGATATACTTATGGATGTCAAGCTCTTTTGGTATTTCATTGGGGAAAGAAACGATGTTAGATTGGATCGTGTTTGGTTCTTTGAGATAGATGAACTTGATCTTCTCGCCTTCCTTGATAAGCTCATACTTTTTTTCAAGCTTGTGTTTTCTCAGCAAGTTATTGTAGACGAGAGAACCACGAACATGGATTGGAGTACCTTTCTCAAAGATAGATCCGTTCTTACCACCATAGGTCTTCAATCCATTCACACCGCGAGGGAATGCAATGTTGACAGGATCCTGTTTCTTGAATTCTTGGCGAAACTCATCGATGAACTTGATGACTGCGGCCTGATCTTTGTTGAAGATGATATCAATAGCCTCCCACAACTTCTCTTTACAAGCAGCAGGAGTTGATGACTTAATCATCTCAAGACCCATGACCTTCAGCTTCGGCTTTGCATACTGGACTCCTTCGTTGTTATGCACACGAAGGATATATCTCTTCTTTGCAGTCCAGATACCTTTATCACACAAAGCTTCACGCTTCATCATCATCTTTTGGGCAAAAGCGTTAGTGTAAGTAGCAAGCTCTCCGTAAGATTTATCAATAAACGGTTGAATCTTAGCCTCACAGATTTTATCCATGAAGGCGATGACTTCATCTGTTGTACAAGAAGGATTCGTTTCTTTAATAGTTTTACTGACCAATTTATCAAGTGAAAGGTAGATTGAGTCCGTATCGCTTGCAATAACATAGTCTTCACCTTTAGTTTGTAGAATCTTGTTCATGTAGACGTTTAGTTTGTTTTCAATCCAGCGAATCGAAAGCTGGCCCGCAGTAGTGATACCAGAAGCTTGACGAATATCAAAGAAGCGGAAGTACTCATTACCCAAAGCACCGTAAGCTGAGTTCAGGCAAACCTTCTTAGCAAGCTGCAAGTTATTGTATCTTGCAATTCTCTTTTCAATTTCAAATCTAGCATCAGGGTCGCTTACTAGTTCAAGTTCTTTCTTGGCCGTAATAGCTTTCTTCTTGTAGACTGTACGGTCATTGTACATAGTCTCCATCATTTCAGGAAGAAAACCTTGCTTGTTTGTGCGAAAGAACTGCCCGTTAGGTGTTAGGGTGTGGCCAGCCAACCCATCTGTAGAAATAGACTGCCCAAGAAGGCTGTCAACATCAACATTACAAAGAAGGATATTGCGATGAGCATCTTCATAATCTTTTGGCTCCAATAGTGTTTCAGGTGAGATATTATATTGCATGATAAGATGCGGATACAGGCTGTTCAAATCGAATGAAGCAACCCAGTGATGAAGCCCAATGATAGGGTCTTTCACATATGCACCAACATAGGCCTCAGACTTGCTATGTTGTGTGATAGGCGGAAGAACCACATTACGCACTCGCAGATGATTATAGATGAGAGCATCCCACATACGAACCTGTGCGAACACATCATCATAGTTGGTCTTACTATCATACGCGAGAGTAAGGGCCAGCTCAATCAGTTTCAACTTATCATCAAGTCGTTCAATCAGTTCAACGTCCTTGATATTGTACTCAATGAATAGCTGATAGTTGTCTTTGTAAAGTGTGTGAAGGTTACCATACTCTTCATAAGATAGCTTACGCTCACCAAGTTCTGCATTGGCGATGCTATCAAGTTTGTATGATGCTTGAGACTTACCTTCAGGAGCATATCGCTGATACAGGTCAATGTAATCAAGCACGGAGATACCGAGCATGATATAGGTCTTGAACTGACGGCCAGGCCCAAAGTTTACATCTCGCTCATTGAGGATACCCCAAGGCGAAAGACGACGAGCTTCATCCTCACCAAACAAACGCTTGATACGGTTCACAATGTAAGTAACATCGAAGAGCTTTACATTCCAGCCGGTGATGATATCGGGATAGTTACCAGTCCACTCATCAATGAACCTCTTGATGAGATCGAACTCATCACGGCACTTGATATACTTCACATCTTCACGGGTGTTGTTGAATTCGCCACACCCAAATACCATGAACTTATCACCCATCTTATAGGTGATAGCTGTGATAGGTTCAGATGCAGTTGCAGGTTCCGGGAAACCATTCTCAGAACCCACTTCGATATCGATGTTACAGATTTTGATATGATCGAGGTCCCAATCAACTTCGTTGGGATACTCGTCGGCGATGAAGGCATATTCATACTTCTGGTTGCCATAAACCTTGAGGCCCTGCACATCATCATACTGCTTAACAAAATCACGACAGTCACGGATTGTGCCAGGTTTAATCTCTGACACATGCTCACCCGTAACGGTTGTGAACTTAGTAGGTTTTGATGAGGGAACAAAGAGTGTTGGATGATAATCTGAGCGGAGTCTTACTCTCCGCCCATTATCAATACCACGATACAAGATTTTAGAACCATAGACCTGAACATTCGTATAGAATGATTTCGTCATTACATTCCTGGAAGTATGAGTTTAGATGAAGGTGCAACGATACCACCAAACATGGTGTTATATTGGTTGATAAACTCCTGCACCGGCTTCATTTGTACTATAACATGGGCCTTGTGAATTGTAAAGACCTTGTCATCCGACCATTCGACCCATGGAGCAAAACCCACGGTCGGTGTCGTCACACCATTCTTACTAGGAATTACAACGACACGAACAGGATTCTTGATTGTATATTCTTGACTGGTTGCGTTTGGCTCTGAGATGACTTCTACCATCACCTCTTCGCCGGTGATAATTTTAAAAATGAGTAGATTGGCAGCCATTAGTCTTGCAACTCCATCATATAATCATAAACACCTACCGTAACCCACTTCTCAGGAATGAGAGTAACACGGCTACCAGATTCCGTGCTGTAGGTATACTTGTTCTCATAGTCAATGATCTTTGCGATCCTCTCCCACTTGCCATCATAGGCTCTCTGCTTGAATTGTGTCTCAAGCACGTTAAGCCCATACTCATAATTTTTCATCAAGTTACCTTTCATAGATCAATTCCAAAATAGTTAGAGGTTGAGATTAGTTTGAAGTGATACTTTTCTAATCCTGCTTCAATGCAAGCATCACAGATTATACCAGTTGGATAGATGTTTGTCAAGACCTCATAGATGTAACCATCAGCAATTGTTGAACCATAATTGCCGGCCAAGTATTTCTTATCACCTCGCTCAAAGACATCTGTTGCACACTGAAAACCCTGTGTTTGGTTGTCTTCAAAGAATGGTTGAAATTCTTTCTTACAGTTGGTACAGATTACCATCTTCAGTCCCATAGTGCGCGATAATATCTACCGAAAAGCTTAAACGCATTTGCCTTACGAGCATCGAACTTAGTATTCTCTTCGTGATACTTTTCCCAAGACATAACATTTTCTGGCGAACCATCAAACGGGATACCATCTGATATCTTACGCGAATATGCACTAGGGCTTTCTGGCCCGTCAGGATCTTCGTTTGCTTCCTGATAAAACGCCCAAATCATTTCGTCAAGAATCCAATCCCAACGAGCTTCATGTAGTTTATCAACACCACCGTAGTTCTTTTCTTCTTCGGTCAGCGGAGGCGCAGCAGCAGAACGCAAATGCTCAGGCACATCTTCATCGTCTACGAAAGGAGAACCATGCTTAGTTGCCTTCAACTGAACGAGCATTGGATGAATGATAAGCGATAGCGTATGATCCATTGACCATGTATCATAGTCGTCAATACGAATCTTGACCTTGCGCTTTTTCTTCGACTCAACCCAATTACAGAGATTAGAAACCCAATCAACTTCAGCCAACCAATCACCAAACTTATCGTGAGCTTTATAGTCCCAACGATCAAGACGAGGATCATTATCGGCAAAGATGCCGCGACGATCAATCCAAAAGAAAATCTTATCAGCAATCTGATAAGGACCTGTCCAGTTTCTGTAATGACCAATCTCAACTTTCATCTCGGCACCCTACGTTATTATCTATATCATCAAGAGCCATCATAGCATTGATAGAATCCATCAACGTCTTCTGAAGCCCAACTCTAGCAAAGACCTTGATAGCCTGCTCATCCATATCGACAATGACAGTTGCAGTACCATCATCGTTAGAGATAACGTCATTCACGGTGATGAAACCACCTCCGAATGCGATAGGTTCATTCTCATTCATAATATAGCCTCACATGTTTTGGAGCGGGTGACTGGATTCGAACCAGCGACGAACAGCTTGGAAGGCTGACACTCTACCCCTGAGTTACACCCGCAATTGTTTTACTTAGCCTTCTTGCCCTTCTTGGCCTTCTTGACTATCTCTTTGATCTCTTCTTTAACTTCTTTAATTTCCTCGACAACCACCTCGATCTTTTCTTCGACCTTGGCAGCTTCTATCTTGACTTCTTCAACAACTGGCTCAACAGTAGCTTCGATCTTTGCTTCAGCTTCCATCGCCTTAACAAAGGCAGCCTCTGTCGTAGCATCGATATCAGCCTTGATATCTTCTCTTGCCTTATCGATAACTTCTTCGGCCTTAGCTTCAGTCTTAGCCACAATCTCTTCAACAGCCTTGACAGTCTCGGCCAAACCTTCAGGGTTTGTCATATCTTCCGTTGCAGGTCTCATCGCCTTTAAGACGTAATACCCAACGACGCCAAGTATCAATACACCAACAATAAATTCCATTTCATTTCTCCTTTAGATCAATCTACTCAAACCATATAACTCAGGATAGATGCGTTCAAGTACAATGAGAGCATCTTTCTTTCTGCCGTTCCTGAAGTGCCATACAACGTCTTCGATTTCTTGATCGAGATGGTCTTCTGACTTCTTCGTGATAAGATAACCACGATCTTCAAGTTCCTCGATAAGATCATCATCTTCAAAACTGTCGAGATCCTCTTCATCAACCCAGACTTCTTTGTACGGCATCCGTTTAGCTCCTCATTGACTTTATGATGGACACCATATCATGCTCTGGCTCAAATGTCAATACTTCTTTCATACGAGTAACATCAGAAACCAAACGATCCACATCACCAGGTCTACGATCAAGGAACTCAAGGTCGAACTTTCGTCTTTCGATCTTAGATATGGTGTCAATTACTTCCAGTACGGAATAACCACGCCCTGTTCCTATGTTGCAAACAATTCCTTTATTGTTCTTTTCCATATACTCATAAGTTTTGATATGAGCCTTACAGATATCCACTACATGTATATAGTCACGAACGGCCGTGCCATCTGGTGTATCGTAATCGTTGCCGTAAATTTTTGCCTCGTTTGACTCCATAAGGATAGGAATCAGATGCGTCTCTGGATCATGCTCTTCGTATAAGTTAGCCTCTACATTACGCCCTGCTGCATTGAAGTATCGAAGAATGCCAACCTTCATCTTCTCATCTTTTGAAATATCAAGGAGTACGTCTTCTACCATGCTTTTGGTCTTCGCATAGATGCTTTTTGGATTCTTAGTCATATCTTCAGATAGTGGTACTTTACTAGGTCCATACACAGCACAAGTACTGGAGAAAATGAAATGCTTGGCTCTATGAAGCATCATATTTATCAATCTCAGAGAACCACCAACATTGTTCCAGTAATACTTTCTCACCCACACCTCACCCTCTTCAACAGAAGATAGCGCAGCAAAATGAAATACACAATCGAAACCGATGTTATAATCCATCAACATAGAAACATTGCTCATCGATAAGTCTATGGTATAGAAACGATCATATAGATGTTCAAGATGATCTTTTTGATCTTTATCAAGCCCAAAGATTATGCAATCAGGATAGGCTTGGCGTAGTTCGTAGCACATATGAGAACCAATGTATCCATTGGCCCCCGTCACAAAAAATGTTTTAGGCATATGGCTCATACTTCCTTCTAGGCATGAATTCACAAGCTAAGTTAGATTGCGGCGGTGGTTGTTCTGCATTCTTCAGAGAAAGAATCTTAGCATCATCCTTACAGCAAATCCACATCTCATCACGAAGACGCCAAGTAAGTGTCTGCATGATAGGATGCCTTTGCAACTCACCTTTCCACCAGTCATCATTGCGAATGTCTGGAATGGTGCGGATGTATTCAGACTTTGCCCACCAATAGTTACCACTGAAATGCTTCATAGGCCAAGGCGCATAGTTAGCTGAGACCACATCATGGTTCTCAAGTAATCTATTACACTCTGGCCATCTCTCAACCACCGCCCACTCAAGAAACTTCCTCCAGTAAAAGTAGTTCTTAAACTCATTGAACTTACCTGCACGGAGATGCCTCTCATATGAGGTGACGCCCTTGGCGTGCATATACAAGAAGTGAGCATCTTCACGGAGAGCATGGTCATAGATTAGCTGAAGTGTGGCATACTCGGTGATTGGGCGAGTGTTTCTGCCATATAGATCGGAGTCGAGAGAATGAAGATCATTGTCACCTTTGAAACGGTCTTCAAACTCTACGACTTCGATCTTGTTGCTCAAAGAACTTGCGAGGCCTTTTGCTAGAGCAACATTTGCTGGTTTACCTACAACTACAAGATAGAACTTCTCTGCTGCATCAATAAGCCCGTGGTCTTCACACATCTTGTATTGTTCAAGAAGATAGTTAGACCATGCAGCATGTTCATCAGGAAGATAGAGATGATAGTAGATATACTTTTTCATTCTCTAATCTCCACTTTGGGGAAATAGGTTACATAACGATCAAATTCACTATGCTTGCTTGAACTACGAGCAGTCTTAATCTTCTTCACAATCTCATCATAGAAATTCCATGCAAGCGGAACAAAACAGACGGTATCATCAAGCTCTTTCAACTTCTCGGATGAATAGATTGGAATGCTAGAGCCTGGTGTGAAACGACCTTGCTTCAACGGATTGTCATCGATAATGAAATCGAGTTTGAGGCTAGAGTAGTTGAGCAATGTCATACCTTTTGCAGGTGCACCATAGCCAATACCATACCAACCAACTTCATTGCTGGTCATACGACTAACTACTTCGACCAACTCTTTGACAACCGCATTACAGTAGTTGGCATACTTCACATAGGTCTCAGGCTGATATAGACCATTTGCAGTTTCATCTTCAAGCCTCTGTTCGATCAGACTACCTTTCAGGTCTTTCTTTGAGACGACGAAGATATAACTTGTGCCATGAATGGGCATAGTCGTTACGTCGATAAGATATAAACCAGCACGTTCACAAAGCTTCTTCATTGACAATGTATTGAAGAAAGAGATGTGTTCATGATAGATGGTATCAAACTCATTATTCACAATCATATTAGCTTGTGAAGTCTGAATGAATAACAAACTATCCTCGTGCATCACCTTTGAGGCCGTCTTCAAGAAAGAAAGAGGATCGGCTGTATGTGCAAAGACATTCTGTGCAGTTATAACATCGAAACAGAATACTTTCTCGGCAAACTCATCATTAAAGTATTCACACGCCACCGAATGATTCTTATTTGATAGTTCATGAAGGTTCTTTGCAGGATCAACACCATAGGTATCATAACCCAGAATCTTGAAGTAGTCGAGCTGAGTACCATCATTGCAACCAACATCAAGCACAGTGTCCGATTCAGGTGCCATTTGATTGACATACCATGCGAAGTCTTCGAAATGCTTATGCCCTGTTTGAGTTGTGCCACTCACATAAAGATAATCTTCAAACATGAGTGAAGGATCAACAGCATGAGTAAGTTGTACATGATAACACTCTTCGCAGCGATTGATAGCCAGAGGAAACTCCGGCTGCCAATCATCTTTGTTTAGCTTATATGAATTGGCAAGAGGCTGCCTCTTCAAATCAAGAACAAGCTTTAACTTGTTCGAACCACACGCAACACACTCGGTAAGCTTAGTGCAATCCGCTTTCATAGTATTCTCCATTAGGCCAGCAACCAATGATTATGTTGCAGTGTCCAGTTCACAACTTCTTCAATGCGATCACGCAGACGCACACGGGGTTCCCAACCAAGGCTCTTCATATATTCACCACTCAGGCTATAACGAAGATCATGGCCAGGGCGAGACTTGTTAAAGTCAACGAGCTGATAGTTAAGGTCTTTATTCATAACCTTAGAGATGATCTGAGCCAGCTCAAGGTTGTCAATCTCTTCATTGCCAACTACGTTGAACTTAGGGCACTTCGCACCACCATAATCAGGCATACTAAACTCGGACTCATCGAGCTTTAGAATGTGCATGAGAGCATCAGCAACATCAGACACATGAACATAGAAACGAGAACCAGGTTGCCCTGTCACGATATCGGCATGAACAGTAATCATCTCACCGTCACGGATATTCTTGATGCACTTCGGCACATACTTCTCAGGATGCTGACGCTGCCCAAACACATTCATCGTATGGCAGATGTAGACAGGCAGATTGTAAGTATTGTGGAATGAAACAGCCAACTCTTCGCCGCCTGCCTTTGTAGCAGAGTAAGGATTGGTTGAGTTATATCGGGCGCGTTCATCATAGAGAACACCCTTTGGTGCAGGACCAAATACTTCATCAGTAGAGAAGTAAACGAAACGCTCAAGGTTCTTACACTGACGAGCATAGTTGAGGATGTTACAAGTACCCACAACATTGTCCTGCACAAACTCAAGAGGTGCAAGAATAGCACGGTCAACGTGAGACCCTGCGGCCAAATGCAACACATAATGGCAATCGCCAATGTTGTTGAATGTGAGTGGATTGATTTCAGCCTTCAAATCATGGAAAACAAATCGAACACGCTTTCGCGTTTCAGCATCTTTTGTTTCCATGAGTTCGTGAAGACGATTGAGATTACCTGAGAAGTCAAGACGGTCAATCGTTACGATATCCCAGTCTGTACGTTCGAGCAACATTTCGATGACATGATGGGCGATAAAACCGGCACCGCCCGTAACCAACACTTTCTTTTTCATAATTACCTCGCAAGTTCGAATGCTTTAAGAGTCACTTGAGAATCGACGAATTTCCAATTCTCTCTCTTGTACTTATCACGCATGATCCGAGGGTAAACCTCATAGATCATATGGTTCATTTCTTTCATAGCTTCATTCTGGTCATAGTATGAAGGTTTAATGTGATTCGGCGGATGATAGATAGATGCCGCATGGACTACATTAGCTGTACACTGTAGCACATCACAGAACACTTTGTCAATACCCCAACCAACAGTAAAGTCAAGTTCTTTGAAAAAATCTATGGCCTTGTGAAACATATCTTGACGGAAGAAGGTGCTACCCATTTCAACAAAGTTAGTTTCAGAACACACCCAAGCCTTGTTCTGTTTCAGGCAATCATAGATGATACCTGAACCTTCCATCATAGATAGCTGCCACAGTTTCGAGTCGATTGTCTTTGCAATATGAAGCCCAAGATTGAAAGACTGGATATCGGTGATCTGGTCGTCATCGACACAACCAATATAGTCATACTTGGTAACATCGAAGAATTCAGGAATCTGCTTGATGATTTGCCACTTATGCCCTTTCATTCGAAGGATATGATCGTATGAATTTGGCTCTGGTTCAAAGTCATTGTAGACTACGCAAAGCAACTCATAGTTACGCTCTCTCTTATTGGTGAACCGCCAATGATTCTCCGCATCAAAGCGAGGATCAAACGTCATTGGAATACCAGTAGGAGTAATAATTAGATTCTTAGCCATTCAAAACACCCTTATAGACATTCTTATCAAACCAATTCAGAAAGCGGTCCTTGTCAAAGAACTTGTTGACTTTCTGATAATCGGCAAACATGGGTTGCATATACATCTCTTCATACAAATCAGGATGCTCATCAATCTCTTTGATAGCAGCAAAGAACGCATCATCGTCCTGATAATCATGCCAGTTGAGAAAAGCCTTCGTATTGAAATCGACTTCAATAGTTGGGCTTCCCCAATAGATAGGAATGGTTTTAGCACATAGAGCATCATATAGCTTTTCTGTAGCGTAACCAGGATAGCTGGAGTTTTCGAAGCAGAGATTGAATCTGTGTTTGTTGAGGAATTGTAGTTTAGCTTGAACAGACTCTTCACCACGCGGTAAGATGTAGCCTGTGTTATTATATAGAGGGCCTGCGGAGGCTACTGGCTTATACTCATTCAGTCTATGAAACCATTTATTACGCATAGCACATGCTTCATTCTTCACAACAAACGAGCAGAAGTCACTTGGTTGAAGAAGGTCGGCTGCGCTTCTATTAATAGTGCTTGTATTAGGTACATCTCTAAAGTGGTTATCATAGTCGTAGATGACATATAGAGGTAACCGATAGTTCTGCCCGTCAAACTCAAAGTGGTCAAACGTGATTGAGTGATGACAACGATAATCCCACGGTCGAGCATTTTCACCCGTGTAGAATACTTTGATACAGTTCTTCGCATCATAGTTGATATTATCACCACCGAAGTTTTTGTCACCAAAGATAAGATAGTCTGGATTGTTATCGTCACGAACAATATCATAACGCTCAGACAAAACCTTGGTGAAGAAGTTTTCAATACCACCGAACGTATCGGTGAAACCCAATCTCAATAACTTCATATCATTGATTCTTTCTTGACAACTTGATCTTCGATCCATTCATAAGTTGGAATCAAACCTTTGAAGAGTGTGTACTTAGGTTTCCATCCAAGCTTCTCTTCGATGAGACGATTATCAGAGTTACGCCCGCGGACGCCCGTGGGGCCAGGTATATGATTGACCTTCGGGTCTTTAAGCGCAATGAAAGAAACGAGACCAACAAGCTCATTGATAGTTACCATCTCTTCAGAGCCAATGTTAACAGGGCCCATGAAGTCTGACTCCATGTGCATTCGAACCGCATCAATGCAATCATCGATGTAGAGGAATGAACGTGTCTGTTCACCATCACCCCAGATATCAACAACACCGTTGCTCTGAATTACTTTTCGGCACATAGCAGCAGGTGCTTTTTCTTTACCACCATCCCATGTACCTAAGGGACCATAGATGTTATGGAACCGAGCGATGCGTACAGGAATATTGTAATTGCGATTATAGGCAAGATATAGGCGTTCACTGAATAGCTTCTCCCATCCATATTCACTATCTGGATTTGCAGGGTATGCACTCGACTCTTCACAGTTTGGATTCTCCGGATCTAACTGATTATGTTCAGGATACATGCAAGCAGATGACGAGTAAAAGACCTTTGTGATATTCGTCTTGTGTCGATGATTGATATCTTTCACAGCATCAAGCACATTCAAGTTAATGCTTGCAGAGTTGTGCATAACATCTGCATCATGTTCACCCGTGAAAATATAGCCAGCACCACCCATATCAGCAGCAAACTGATAGATTTCATCAAACGGCTTATCGAACTGCATCGCCCATATCTGATGTGGATTACGACAAGAGCCGGCAAAACCAATCAACTCTCTCACTTCTCTCGCATCACGCAAGTCACGCAATACAAAGTGATCGGCCTCAGACTTATCATACTCCGGATACTTCAAGTCAACGCCACGAACCCAATAGCCTTCAGCCTTGAGACGCTTGACCATGTGATTGCCGATAAATCCACCGGCTCCTAATACAAGTGCTGTCTTCATGATTACCTCTTAGTCCAGAACCAAATTGCCCTATTGGATACCTGAATAGGTGTTCCAATCTTACTCTGCCTGCGAAACTCGGTAAGAGCAGTCTTGACCTTTACTGTCTCATGCCCATTACCGCAAAAGATTCCGCCGCTTGGAGTAATGTCATATGATAGCATAAGATTCTCAACAGTGCAAGTCATATCATTCACACAGACAACATCTGGCAAACTTTCTTTGCTCTTCAAGCTTTCGATATCATTCTTCATCACCAACTTACCTTTTAGGTTCTTGGTGTTCTTAGCAAAGACGGCCTTAATCAAATCGGCATCATCACTCTCATACTTGTTGATGACATAAACTTTTTCGATCTTATCACCAGTAGTCTCAAGCATATCCACAATCGATTCACCCTTGAGATCACCGATAACAGCTACATAGACCTTATCTTTTCTGATTCGCTTGATGTATGGAACAATACCTCTTGAGATAAAGTTCTGGTGAGGCCACATTCCGAAAATCTTCAGATTCTCAATATCAAAATATTCGGGGTTCATGCGTAAATCCTTTCAATCTGTTCTTTCAAACCATCAACACGGTCGTACTGATGGACAATAAAGTATGGCTCACCAGCAGGAGTCTTTACAACACCATCTTCAATGAGTGGCTGAACATCTTCATAAAGTGTTTTATATGTAGTTGGATCATTCATGAAAATTTGACCGAGATCACCTTTACCAGATTGAACGGCACCAAGAGTTGTGCCAAGCTGAATAGCCCAACCATCTTCATTGGTCATAAAGTCGGTATCAAACTTGAAAGGCGCTGATGAGATGATGAAGTTAAAGACGGCCTGATCGACAATCTGAATAGGTCGATTCACACTGAGATGAAAGATGAAAGAGAGAAGCCCTTTGATGGTGTTGAATTCACCAGCCAAGACGCCGACATTATAGATGAGGTTCTCTTTGAGAATGTTGTGAAAGTATGGACCAAAAGTATCAAGCAGATTCTTATTACCCCAAGGTTCATTCTTATATCTCATACCTTCAGACGAGGCATAGAGAAAGTGAAACCTATCTACAAACCAATCAGATGGATTCTTCTGAAAGACTGCATCACGAACATCTGTGGTGATTACGTTGTTGTACTCTTCTTTGGTTGTCTCAAGGAAGTTCCAGAGATAGAAGAAACGCTCAACATGCGGAGCATTGTTATTTGGTGCAACCATATCACCGTCTGCATTCAATCGACCATAGAGGCTGAGAATGATACCCTCACTCGTCAGCTTGTCTATAGTGGCCTTCTTCATATTAGTGCCGACGATAGCAATATCACCTTCGAAGCCACTGCGCTTGATAGAGTTGACCCAAAACTTCAACTGATCCCAGTCATAGTTAGATGCACCACCGATTACCAGATCCTTAGTCATTATCAATTCTCCTTCACGAAAAAATCGTCCCAGCGCGAAATCTCCATAAACTTCCGCTTGTATCCATTAGCAGTCATAAGCTCATGTAACTTGTCACGCATGGTAAAGTTATGTTCAACGCTGATACATCTTACTTCATACCTATTATTCTTCTGAAAGAACGCATTGAGAATACCATATTCGCTACCTTCGGTATCAACAGACATGAAGTCGATAACCTCTGGTGCCATGTGTTCATCAAGCATATCATAGAGTGAGATTGTTTTAACTGAGATTGTCTTAGCTTTCTCACGCTCGGACTTGAATTCATCATCACGACCAAATCCCTTGATGGTAGCCAAGTCGGCCGCATCTGTCATAAGAAAGTCTAGCGTCTCACCACTTACACTGAACACACACATATCTGTGATATTACAAGAACGGTTCTTATGCAGTTCTTCATGCCAGATTGGATTAGGTTCAGCAAGAATACCTGACCATCCGTATTTCTGTTCAAGTAGATAGCTGTTGCTACTAGTCTTACCATCAGTAGCACCAAACTCAACAAAGTACTTCATAGTATAGTTGTTTCTGGTTTCCCACAAAGCCCATACGTCTTGATAGCTCTGTGCTTCACTCTCATGTGCATGTTGTAAACAGAAGCCAATGAACTGAAACAACTCATCATTGCGAAGTTGTTCGTTTGATGCTTCTTTGATTGAGTAAATTAGTTTACCAAGATCCATAATCAAGCCTTTAGCCAGGGAAATTCATTACCATAGATTACAGCCATACTCTCATTTCCCTTTTCAAAGAAGTTGGCTGTTACTGAGTTTGGATTGCCATCAAGACGATAACAAAGTGTATGCTTACCATTCGTATCCCACTTGCAGTGGTCTTTGACGTTATAGAAGAAGTTGCGATCACCGCCCCAACCATGATGCCAGAACTGCGACACCTTGATTAGAAACTCACGGCGAAATGCAAATGAGGATGTGTCGATGAGAAAGCTTTCTTCATTACCATGTGTGAAGTAGATAGGCCACTTACCAAGGCTCTCACAGTTGTCATCACAGAGATAGTTCTTATTCTCATCATAGATTTGACGGAGTGAGTATGCAAACTTGTTTGTCTCTAATACCTTGACGAGGCTTTCGACATGATCTGGTGCATACCAGTTGTCTTCATCGAGGAAGAAGATATAGTCAGAGTTGATTAGATGTGGATAGGCTGCATAGATGCGGTGACCATAGAAACCATCACCAACTTTACCTGTATTGTATGGTGATGTTGTCAGAGTTACATGATTTAGCAAATCATCATCGTATGCGAAGTTATGCAAGAATTTTTTTTGATGTTCTGGACCATCAACGACAATTAGATGGTCGATATGACCATACGTTTGATTCTTGATGCTCAAAATGGCATCAAGAACCTTAGGTGATCCGATTGTGGGGGTAATGACCGTTACGGTCTTGGGTTCTGTTACTATGTTGTATTTCATCACCAATGCCTTATCACGCCAGCTATAATAAACATGTTCGTTAGTATATAGCTGAGAATTATGACCGTTCGGATGATAGCGACTCTATCAGCCTCAATGTTGTTCTTACCGTTCTTTTCACCTAGAGCCTTAGCCCACAGTCTCCACATAGTATAGTATTCTCCACATAAAGGCAAGAGGGAGATTTCTCCCCCTCTCATTCTTACTTATAATTCTCGGTGGCCTCGTAGACGACACCATAGATTTCGTGTCTTTGTAGGTCTAGGTCTTCCAGTTCTTCTTTCGAAAGCTTCATCAGTTCATATTCAGCCTTGCGCTGCAAACGAAACGTATCAAAGAAACCTTGAAAGGCCTCTGTGAGTTCTTCTGTAAGAAAGATCATGTTAGTCCTTCAAAAATTGTTTTTCTGAAACGCTACCATCATTAATCTTGACCTTCTTAGGCTTCTTATCCTCAGGGATCAGACGCTCTAGCATGACCTTTAGCATACCATTCATAAGGTCCGCATCCTTGACGATAATGGTATCAGCAAGAGAGAACTTACGAGTGAATGCACGATCAGCAATACCCTTGAACAGGTATTCAGAAGCAGGGAATGTGGAAGCATTTGTGCTACCCTTAATGGTAAGGGTGCCTTCGTCAATCTCGACCTCAATATCTTGGCTACCGAAACCGGCCACAGCAACCTCGATGACATACTTGGTATCGTCAATCTTGCGGATGTTGTAAGGCGGATAGGTAGGAATCTTAGGAAGACTCTCGGTAATTTGATTCATCTTTTTGAAGATGTCATCAAATCCAATAGCAGTCTTTGTCATATCGGCGATATTGAAGGTGAAAGGATCGAAGTGTGGGATTTTGTTGATAGACATGTGTAGTTAACTCCTTTTAAGCAAGTTAGGGTTAGAACTCTTCCCATAAGGCAAAGAGTTGGTTGCGGAGGTCTGAATTGCACAGACGATCTTTTGGGTATGAGCCAAACGAGATCCTACTTCTCCACTCCGCTATAGTGTCAGAACGCATTACTCAATCTGACAGACTATTTATATCACACCGGGTTTGAAATGTCAACCACCGGCAAAAACTGTTGGTGATCCTACGGCCACCCATGTACAAGTTGTAGGAATACCGATTGATATCAAAGCATCTAACATACGACCAGATCCTCTGGCATTTGTAAAAACCGTAAGACTACCAATTGCAATATGACTAACATGGATAGGAGATGCAGCTCCAAAACATGCAGTACCAATATTTGCACGATGTGGTGTATTCACATCATATTGCCGACTGAGAGGTTTACTGTTAACAAAAACATCCATAGAACCAACAGCTCGAACCATTGGGCTACAATGTGGAAAATCTGCTGCTCCCATAAATGTTACTGGTTGACTCATGGATACAAACTCTTTATATAATAGTAGGGTGCTGTGTAGTCTCGGGTCACAGTTCTGGTGATTGAAACATTATCGTTTGATCCTCCACCCGTATATTGTATGTTCAAATTATATGTAAATGTCATCGTTGTTGATGGATCAGAATTGACTTCATAAACAATCACATTGGCCGGTGTCGTATACATGTCAGCCGTAACTGAAGGCGTCAGCCAATAGTACGAGTTTTGAGTGTTCGATTGTAACGAAGTATATTTCACATTATCTGAATAACCGGTTGTATAAGAACCTGAAAAACGAATAACATGATTGGATACATTTATCGTTACGTTACCAAAAGCCACGTTAGATGTGACGGTAACATTTCTCACATTGGCATTCGCACTAGAGCTACCACTATTAGCCTGCACCCATACTTCATCGGAGAAGTAAGTTCTGAATACTTGACTAGATAGTGTATTTGGATAAAGTTCGACAGCCAATTGTTAGCTCCCGTGACAGAAACGAGGAGAGTTTGGTATCTTCTTTTCTTTTTGAAACTTCTCTACCAACTGCTTATGTTCCTTATACCTGTCATCATCTTCATCTGGATTCAGGTCGATGCGTGGAGCCAAATGCACTAGATGCGCTTTCGACTCCACAAGAACCGTATCATCACCAACCATATTTATCTTCTTGGCATTGATGTTCAAGTCACCATTACAGTTGAAGTTCATATCATTATGCCCATCGATATTGATGTTGTTGTTTTCATCTATACGAATGGTGATACCACCTTCAACTTCAATGAGTGCAGGCCTTGACTCAACCTTATGATAGTGATAGTTGGTGTCAGACATTAAGCAACCTTCTTTGGTCTGCCACGCCCGCGCTTTTCAACAGCTGGTGTTTCAACACCAGTGGAACCAAGCCCACCAACACGGTCAGTCTTTTGTGTAGGCGTTTCGGTCGTCTCAACAAGGGCATACTTCAAACTCTGTACCAATTCAGCTTGTGCGATACGGTCACCATTGCTGATAGAGATAGGATTCTCCGAGTGATTGGTGAGCAATACGAAGGTCTCTTGAAAGTAATCTGAATCGATTACCGCCTCAAGATTGGCCAGCACCAATCCTTGCTTGTACGAAAGCCCAGAGCGAGGATGAATGCGAAGTGAATAGCCTTCGGGGATATCAAAGATAAGACCGGTCGGTACCATGATACGGTCACCAGGCATTATCACCGCTCTACCGTCTTTAAGTGTTCTGGTGAAAGGTGAATTGAAACCACTGTAGCCAGCATACTCATACTTACCATATGCTTGGAAAGCAATGTCGAAACATGCGGCCTGTTGTGTGCCAAAGGTAGGTAGAACCACTTCTGGATTAGTCTTGAAGATTTTCAACTGTGTCATAATATAGCTCCAAAGTTCAGGTTAGTCTTCTCGGCGTTTCTTGCCAATGTTATATTTCGTCACCAGAATCCAGTCATTCTTCTCTTTGTGTGACAGTATCTTGATCTGGCTAAGTGGTGAAACGGGGTCTTCGCTCTTTGCTGGATCGACCAGTGCTAGAAGATTCCATTCAGCCAATAGGTTAGCAATCGTATTTAGTCGACCCTTATCATCGTCTGAGAAGTCTGACTTCTTACCATCGAGTAGGAATAATTGCTTAAAGTGCAGGATATAATATTTTCCCTGCTTGTGCAGAATATGGCAGGACTGGTAGAGAGTCCTGTCTTTTTTTGATGCGACACCAATGCGCGAGAGTGTTTCTCTGATCTTTAGAAAGTCATCTGGTTCTGGTAGCGTCACCTCTATCAGTTCGCTTAGATTTAACATTCAAACCACCTTTGTTCAATTTTCTTTTTATATCATCGATTTGACCATCGGACAGAACCATCAGAACATCTTTGGCCTTCTCATTGGAGTAGTTGAAATACTCTTTGATAGCTTCAAGGTTCTCGATTGTCTCTCGCTTCTGCCACTTCTGGAATGGCCTTCTATAGGCCCGTATGGTATTTAGATAATAGTGGTATTGAAGGAGACCGTCGATGTTTGGCACCTTGTTCATCTCATTAGCAAACAAGACGCAATCCTTGTGAAAGGAGAGCGCCTTGTTGACGATATATGCTGGATAATCTTTCTCGTCTTCTATCACATTCTTCTTTGTCTGAAGAATCGATGGCATGATATCTTTGAACAGGTCTACCATCAGTTCCATCCGCTTACTGAGTAACTCTGGAGTAGTATACACTGTTCTTTACTCAAAGTAAAGAGTTCATCCATACTTTCTTGGTTGATAGGCACAGCAATCATATCTCTACCGTCTTTCGTCTTGTATGGAGAGTGCTTCATCTCAGCAGACTTGATGAGATAAACCTTACCATCAGAATGATGCGGCTTCTCTTTGCTAGGTACCGAGATGAAGATTACGCGGTCAGCATTCTTACACTTACGCAACTGATTAGGTTTGAAACTGAAAGCATTCTTGTATATGTAAGGTACTTGCGTCTTCACTTCAATCTTTAGACCGTCGATAATCATATCTTTCTGACTATCATATTGGTCTTCAGATACTGTCACCTTCTGGCCAGCGGCCGTGCAGTAGTTGACTATGATAGTCTCACCTGCACGACCCATCATTTCGATGCTCTTAGACATATTCACAATCCACCATAATCTCGGTCAGACAAGCCACCAAGTTGATCTCTTGGTCAGCCACGAATGCAGACTGATATTGATAACGAGCCAGGATAACAACAGCCTGCGGAATGCTAGCCGGCTTAAAGTACTCATACAAACTATCGTAGACCTTACGATAGATACGCGACGGTTCAATGTCAGAGTTGGTCACAACCCACTTCCGCATCTCTGCAAAGTTACCCTCTTTCAGATAGCCAACAAGGTCGGCAATTTTTCTTACATCTGAAATCTGAGCGAGAGTGCCAGCATCAATAGAACCACCAGAAGAATATCGTTGAAGCTCGTTGAGAGTCCGACGATAATCTGGGAAAAACTTCTCGACAATCTTGATAAGAACTTGCTTGTCATATTCTACCTTCTGATTAATTAGAATAGTCGAAAGTCTCTGAAAGAGTTGTGCAGCCATACGAGGCTTCTCATCAGCCTTCAATGAGAAGTCAATCACAGAACAACGAGAATGTAAAGCATCAAGTAGACGAGACTTGAAGTTACAGGTGAAGATGAAAGAGCAATTCTCAGAATACTCTTCAACAGCACCACGCAATGCTGCTTGTGCATCAGGTGTAAGATAGTCGGCCTCATCGAGGATGATAACCTTACGCCCACCAGTCAGAGAGATTGTAGACGCATAGCCACGAATCTTTGTTCGCAGCATATCGATACCACGTTCTTCTGACGAGTTGATGAACATGTAGTTCAAACCAATCTCTTCACACATAGCCATAGCGACGGTGGTTTTACCAACACCAGCACTACCAGTAAGCATGAGATTTGGAATGTTTGCAGTGTCTACATAACTCTGAAAGACCTTCTTGATACGATCAGGAAGAATACAATCAGATACAGTCTTTGGCCTAAACTTTTCTACCCACAGGTATTCACCGCTCATTTTCAAGATCCTCCATAATCTTTTCAAAGATTTGAATTGCACCTTCTCTACCTAACTGTGCCTTGAAGATGTTCTTCGAAGTAACGGTCATGATAGAAGCTAAGGCAAACAAGTCTTGTACATCATCGCACAACATGATCTGCCTGTCAATAGGCCTCATCAATTCTTTCATGCGATTTCTTCTTTCTGAAGGATTAAAGGCCATATTTCATCCAATCATGTTACTTTGGTCGATTGAGAGTCTTGTGTATCCGTCAGGATCAGTATAATGTTTGATGAGATCCAAATCTGAAGTAAACTTCAATTGACAACCTTCACATTCAGACGGGCAAATTCCCCACAACCAATTGCGACGCACCTTTCTAATGTCATCATCATTCCAATCTGATGATGACCTATTGTTGTGCATATCGCAATTAGCATTAGGGATCCACGGAGCGGGGCAAAAGTCTTCGATGTTATTTTGAATCTCAGACTCTAGCGCCCTTAGCCTAAACAACTCTGTGGCATATTTTATTGCCGCCTGATTATACAGTTTACGACTCCTTAATGATACTGTCGTAGAAATCCTGGAAGTTCTTCTCTTCTTCGACGATAGTGTTATAGTTGGCCATGAAGTAAGCCTTAGCCATCTTACGAACCAACTTCTTATCTACACCAAGTTCATCACAGATTTCGTTGATAGCTTCTTTTTGCAAGTCACGTTCACTAGCCACACGGGTCATAGAGTCATTGATTGCATAGATAACATTCTTCAGCTTCTTCTTCTCCTCATTCGAAAGAGAATTAGGAGAGACGAAAGGCTTGTTGTGACCCATCATAGACATTACTTCTTCTCCAGAGCGATGAAATACTTGAGGGTTGCGTTCTTGTTAGTCCAGCAGGTGAAACCACCAATCTTGATTTCGACCTTGTAGTCATCAGGGATCAGCTTCAGGTTTTCAGTCTTGAACATCACACTAAAGTCCGCACCATCATGGTCAGCGATCTTTGAAGAAGCGAAGTTCGATGTATCATTCTTCGACTCATGGGCCTGAAGATAGATGCCGCCATTCTTACCGATGATAGAAAGATTGGAGAGATCATTCATTGAAGCCAAGCGAAGAAGCTTTTGCAAGGTTGCGTATGTGAGATTGAAAGATACGTCAGCATCTTTCATCACAAGATCCTTGCCTTCAGGCGGAGAGATGATGAGATTAGGAGACGCAGAGTAGAAATTCAACTCAAGGTCAGCATCTTTCATAATGACAGACTGTGAAGTGAAGCTCAATTCAGGGCTATTCAAGGTCGTGACATTGCCGAGGAACTGATTCAAGTCATAGATGCCGAAAGTCTCAGTGAAGTCATCTTCAAGATGTGCCTCAACAAGGATTGTGCTTTCAGGAGATACGGTCTTTTGAATAAGACCTGGGCGAAGGACAACACCAGAGTTGATACTGGCGAAGTTCTTCAAGACAGTTAGAGTACGTTCATTCATCTTCATAATATAGACTCCTTAGTTTCAAGCTACAGATTTGATTATATCAGAGTTTGTTGGCCCTGTAAAGACCTTCATCATGTGAAGAAGATCAGATTCTAACATCACCAAACTTCCATTGTTTTCGATAGTGTAGTCACGATGATAGCCAACCCATGCCCATTCTGAATAATGGATCGGATAGTTTACCATGAGGTCGGTATTCTGTTCTTTGTTAGCCTGCACGGCTACATCATACCACTTCGGTGCTTTACCTCGGTTTACTTGCACGATGTATCCACCACTCTTGCGAATGAAGTCAATCTCATTTGGAAATCGAACATCAGGAATAACCACATGCTTGTGATCTTTCAATCGCTTTGCTACAGTATGAATCCAGATTTCATCATCAAAGACTTGGCGCCCGGCCTCAGTGCCCATCTTCTGCATCATCAGACGAGGTGTTACCTGATAACCAAATTTGTCAGACCACCAAGGATCAACCTTCTCACGCCAGTCACGGCTTTCTTTGGTATCACCTTCAAGCATTTGCCTATCCCAGCCAAAGATAACCGAGACAGCATCTTTCAGTGCATCAGCAAAAGAAAGGCGAACGAATTGGTAATCTCTAATTAAGACATCACCAATCGTTCCCTTACCTGAGCCGGCGAATCCAACTACGCCGATCAACATGTTTAGAGGTTTCCTGTTAACTCTGCAATCTTGGGCATGTTACCTTGGAAGGCGTAAGTGCCAACATGCTGTGTCTGCATCCAAGGGCAGAGCCAGATGTTACCACCAATCGCACGCCAGTACTGACAGAACATATAGTCTTCAGACAGATAACGGTGAGAGTCGGGATCGATAACGGTATCAAAGTAAGCATGAATGTACCTTGAGCCGTCGAAGTTCTGTTGCCCAACATGGTCAGGCTTATAGTTCAAATGCGGATACTCATCTCTGAACTTGTCGAAGACGGCTCGCTTGACGAGCATATAACCAGTGCCAATCTCCATGACCTCAAGCGGCTCACTCACGCGGAAGGTGGTTGTACCAGGAACAGGATTGAACACATAATCACCAGTCAAACCTTCAAGCTCACCAGGATTGAACTTGGTGATGTCAAAGTTTGGATCTTCAAGCACACGCTTTGCACCAGCAAATACGTTACGCCAGTTGATAGACTTCTTCGGATACGGGCCGCCAATCACATCCTTGTCGAGAGCAAGGAGAGCGAGAACGTCTTGAGGATTGAAAAGGATGTCTGAGTCGATGAAGAGAAGATGAGTATAGCCAGAGCGGATAAACTCATCGACAAGATAGTTTCGTGCGCGAGTAATCAAGCTTTCATTGAACAGAAACGAAAACCTAACTTCAATACCGTATTGCTGACAGATACCCTGAAGGTCAAGGCAGGCTTTCATGTAAAGCCCATTGCACTGCCCACCATACATAGGTGTTGCAATGAATAGCTTGTTCTTTCTTAATTCTTCAACATTGATTGATAGTTCCATAATGACCACTCCAGTTATGACAAAAAAGGGACGCCACTATTATATAGCGTCCCTTTCTGAGGCTACCTGAAAATTTTAGGCAGCAATGCGATAAAACATCTTGCGCTGGCCCTTGACCATGCGGAAGTTGCTGTAGATAGCCTTACCTTCAATAGTGCGAAGGTCGTAGATGCGCTTGTAAACGCTCTCCTTCGAAACACCGGCAAGCTTGGCCAACTTAGCAGCAGTGACGCCTGGCCCGGTAGAGTTACGACGAAGATGCTTTGCAACCTTAGACAACTGAGACATTCATTTTCTCCATAATATAAGCCACTAGATAAAAAAGTCCATCAAGGTGAGTGGCTGAAACACCTTGATGGAGTATAGCGGAGTTTAACTCAGAAGGCAACCTCTGCGGCCTTCTTGAGTTCGTTCATCTGTTGAGCAGGATCAAGAGGATTGATCGTCTCGTCCAGCTTCTTGTAGAGGTCCATGAAACCAGTCTTGGTATCAACGTCGAAGCGGTTCAGGCAAAGCTCAATAGCCTTGTCGCGCTTTTGCCCAAAGATCACGAAGGCTTCGCAGATGTGGACGAGACGGCGAGTGGAGATAATCTCACTCACAGCACCTTCATAGAAAGACTTGCGGATTACGTCGGCCCACTGCACAAGCTTATCGGTGAAGCCAGTATCTTCAATACCGTTAGCACCAAGCACATTGTTCAGGATCTTTTGCTCTACCTTCTGAGCAGGATATTCTTGTTCCATGGTGATGGAGAAACGCTCAAGAAAGGCTTCGTTCATCACGTTGGTGCCAATGAAGCGCCCATCATCTGAACCCTTGCCCTTGGTGTTTGCGGTAGCAATCACATTGAAGCCAGCAACAGGGGTGATAACCTTGTTGATCTTTTTGAGATAGATCGGCTTGCCTTCAAGGACAGGCTGGAGACACATAAGCTTGTTAGAGCCAAGGTCAACTTCATCGAGGAGCAGGACTGCACCACGTTCCATAGCCACAACAACAGGACCATTCTGCCAGACGGTACGACCATCGATCAGGCGGAAGCCGCCGATCAGGTCATCTTCGTCGGTTTCGATGGTGATATTGACACGGACCATTTCACGCTTTTCAGCGGCGCAGACTTGCTCTACCATCATGGTCTTGCCGTTGCCGGACAGACCAGTGATATACATGGGATAGAATTTGTTGGACTTCACGATGGTACGAACATCTGCAAAGTTACCGAAAGGTACATAGCCAGAGGCCTTAGCAGGCACAAGGTCAACAGGCGCAGACACATTCAACTGAACCGCTGCGGCTGCCATAGCAACCGCCATCTCAGGCATCACGGGTGCAGGCGGCGCCTGCTTGGTTACCGGCTTTGCAGTACCAAAAGAAGCGATACTGTAAACACCGCGAGCAATGCGGTATTGCTTATCATTGACCAGCCAATTCGGATAATCAAGGTTGCGTGATTCACAAAGCTCAATCACCATTGGGCGAGTGATGGAGTCAATGTTTCCGTAAGCATTACGGGCGGCTTCAATGAACTGCGAACGGTCAGTGATCTTAGGCATCTGTCTTTCCTGTCTTTCTCATCATCATAGGAGTATTATAGAGGAGTAGGGTGGCTTTGTCAAGCCACCCGCTTCTTGTCCGAGGCGATCTTATCGATGAACCGCTTCAGGAGAATACGGTTGACAGCTTTCTTTTCAGAAAACTTCATAAATTCCTTAGCAATCTTTGCTTTTGTCATGGTACTGTTGACTTCAAGCTTGTTTTCCGTATCTTTCATGGCCGGAGTATTGATGATGTAGTAATCATCATAACCATGGTTGGTCACAGGAATAAACTTGTTTTCATTCCAAGATTTCACCATTGCAGCACGAAACTTTTCTTCGATAGCATAGCCGTAGAATTCATGGACAACACGGTTGGAACTTCTGTCATGCAGATAGAAGCCAATCAGGTTGCAACCAGTACGATCCTTGAGTATCTTGAGAAGGTTGATTGTAATCTCATTGGCAGAACTATAGATATGATCTGTGAGATAGTAATCTTTCTTCATCACCTTGTCTTGGATGATATATTTGGTATCACCAGTCCAGCGGTTACCGATATCTGTACCTGTGACACCTTTGATGGTGTTCGAACCACCATCGGTCAGAAAGATCACATTCACAATCTGCACCTTGCTACGAGCCTTGAACTGGTTGACCAGTTGCTCGGTCACAACGATAGCACCGTTGAGCGGTGTACCACCCATAGGTTCCATGTGAGAACCAGACTTCGACATGGCCCAAAGTAGGTTATAAGCATTATTCAGTTCTGTGACATTCATGCGAGACGAAAGGATATTCCGCATGGTGAGATTTTCAAACTGAAGATCGCCTCGAAGCATTTCCCAAGAAGAACCTTTCGATACAGTATGATCGCGGAAAGTGTAGACTTCAAAAGGAATCTGTGTACGCTTACAGAAAGAGGTCAAGCTGATAAGCTGCTTGATGGTATCTCTCAGAGAACTGTGCATCGAACCAGACCAGTCAAGGATCATCACGAAGCCATGGTTCTTGCCAGTAGGCACAACGGCCTGACGACGAAAGATGTCTTCGTTATACTTGTAAGAATGGATCTTATTCGTATCAAGTACACCAGTTTTTGCAATCGAAATCCGCGAGAAAATATCCGCAGACTTCTTCATTTCAAACTCTTTCACCATGAAGGAGATTGATGCGTTTTCTTCGGTGCGGAACTTGGTCACCTCAGCTTGAATTGTAGGGAACCAATTTCTGTCGGCTGAATTATGCCCATTATAATAATTGAAGTTTTCTTTGAGGAAGACCTTGTAGTCATCGACAATCTTGGAAACGACAGGCTTAGGCACACCAACATACTGGTACTTTGTGGTACCGTTTGCGACCAGTTCACTCTGCTTTTGTTCCCAAGCTTTCTCAGTCTTGGACTCAGGAATGAAGTCACTCGAACCAGCGCCGTTTGAGGTCTGGTCTTGGTCATCACCTTCGCCGTCTTCTTCATCATCGGTCTGGTCATCAGAGGCCGAGATATCACCTTCGCCTTGATAACCTTTCGAACCTTCGCTTTCTTCATCATCATCTTCAAATTCATCGAAATCATCGCCGAAGTCTTCACCCTCATCTTGGTCACCATCACCAGAACGAACGGCTTCCATCTGGATCTTTTGGTCTTCTTCACCGCGAAGCTTGGCATATGCAAAGACTTCTTCGGTAATCTTGACGACCTCTTTGAAGGTCTCGGCCGCATCGATACGCTTTACGAAGGCATTTTCTTCAGGAGAGAACTTGACACCGAGCGCAACACCACCTTTGAAGTAGATGTTAACACGGTCGATGAAGGAGTAAGAATTGATATCCTTGTTTGCAGTGCCGAAGAAATCACGGTCCATGAGTTCTTTGTAGCCGACAATGTAATTGCGGCGAGCGCCAGGATAACGACGCTTCTGACGCTTATCAATACGGGCATCCTCGATCACATTGAGGAAACCTTTGACAGCCATCTGGTTCTGTTTGCTGGTCGTGCCATATATCTTAGTGGCGATATCTTTGATGGCATTCGTCCAGCCATCGCAGGGAGTATCAAGAGCATGGCCGACCTCATGTACGACCAGCATGTCTTCAAGGTCATCTGAGATACCTTGCCAGATAGGCAAAGTGAGGACGCGGTTCTTAACGTCAAACCATGCAGTCTGAGCGCCAGCCAGTTTTTGCATGGTGATGTTTTCCGTAGCCAACAGCTTGGCTAACACTGATTTGGATTGGCTTGCGATTACCGTCATTCCTAGAACCTCTCTTCAACATATGTATATTATAGAGGATTTGGCGGGTATGTCAACCAGATGTTTGTAACAGAGTTTGTTACATAACGAAAGAAGGTCGGAATTGCTCCCGACCTTCTATATTGTAGGCTATCTATGTAAGGAAATCAAGCGTCGCAGTCTTCGTCTTCTTTGATTGGAAGAACATTTGTTGTTGAGACACCAAGTTTCTTACTCAATCTATCGGCATCGATTTTGGCCTTATTCTTTTCAAGTTCTTTGATTGTGAACTTTAAGATTTCACCGTTGTTGATAGCATCGATTTCATTTCCTGTATTTTGAGGAAGAAACCCTTCAACATACCAAGGAAATTTTCTATTCTCTTCATAGTACTCAAAAATAGTCAACAACATTTCTTCGAAATTTTCAAGGTTCTTCAAAAACGATAGCCTGTTTTTGACCAGAGATCCTTCGCTGTCAGGATTTCTTACATGACCAATGATATATGAAGACCTACGATCATCATAAAACTTAGACATAACATGGTACATACCTTTAATATGATATCCGCCGTCAAGCATGGTGAAACCATATTCATCTCTCTTCGTGTCTAAAGTACCATGTGAAGCCCTATCGAAATTTTTCTTGATGGTATCTTCTAGATTAAGATATCCATTCCAATTTACAAACTTGTCGTTTGTTGAAAAAGTTCTTGCGCCAACCGCTTTGGCAATTGTAGTTACTCTTGTCTTAGAGAATGTTGGGCAACATTCTTCAACATATTCTCTTATAGCAGAGAGATCATTCTTAACCTGATTATTATTTACCACATCGGTGACTGCTGAAATGATATCATCATTGTCAGCCCTCTTTTTAGGTAAACTAGTATTCTCTCTACAACTGACGACGGTAAGAGTTCTTAAAACTCCAAATCCTTCTTCACCGACCTTGATGATATCAAACCAATATCCTTCATAGCCTAAGGCTACAAGAGCTTTTAACCTATGATTACCGGCATTCAAACCATAGGCCTGCACATCACCTTTAGAATCTATTTTAGGAGAAGGAAGTACATATAATATCGGCAAGTCGGCTTTGAAATCGATACCATATTCAAGACTAGACTTAACTTCTAGAATATGAGCTAGATCATCGCCAGAAACTCGCCATGGGTTAGAAGTTGGTGTGAAATGTATGTTCTTAAAAAGAACCCACTTTCTTCCAACATAAGTCGCACCTGCAATTTTAGGAAGTTCTTGGTTTACATTACCATCATACAGATGGTTATCTTTACTTGTTATCATTGTGTGCATAGTCTAGTTCTCCATATTTTGCTGTACTAAAGTGTAACAGCTTATCATCTAGGCCTTTAATTTAAGAACCTAGAATCTTTCATCGACCTACTTGAGCGAGATACTTAGCTTTGGTATCTTCCCATGACAAGTAGATCAGATCATCGTAGAACAAAGTTTCGGTAGAGACACGACTCTGTTCCTTCAATGACCGTATTCTCTTGGAAGCATACTTGGTTTTCCAGAGATTGGCAAGTGCTTCATACGAAGTATCGAAAGATTTTTCAAGTTTATTTTCTTCAATCTTTCCACACAGAAATTCGGTGCTATTTGTATATAGTGGCGCAAAATAGATACCACGCTGATGTTCTGAACGAATCAGGTCTTTTGGGATATTTATTTTCGAGTATGTGAAGTTATACGAACGGTTCTTGTGGTCGCGCTTGTAAGGTTGCCCAGACTGCTTCTTGGCCTGATACCATTCGAAATACTTGCGTGTATGGTTCTTCTTCAACCAATCACGGATCATGTTCACAGTCGGCTTCGTGGTTTCATATGACACAGAACCAGAAGAGAAACCCATCTTCTTCCAATGCTTGAGATTATCATACTGAGACAAACCATTCAGCTTGTTCTTACCATACAAAGATGTGGTTGTCACACCAATGAGAGTATCACCATATTGCTTCTTCCACTGATACTGCACTTCATCAGAAAGGCAAAGCAATGCGAGAAGCTTGCCGCCAACATAGTTATAACCAAGAGGCTGCATCGGCACAATCGTAGAACCAATGGCCGTATAGTTAATCATATGCCCTTGTGTCTTGTTCACACGATCCCAACCGATATACTGGTCACGAGGTGTCAAGTCAAGGAAGTCTGAAGAGATACACATAACACCGAGATACTTGCCGCTGGCCCTATCGATGACAATGTAATTCAGGTTTCGACCAATGTTAGAATTGTTTTTCATGGTCGAAGTGAATGTACGAATAGCATTCCAGGTTTCAGACAGTTCAGCATCCTTAGTATAGATCAACTCAGGCTGAAGGTTCATATAGTCGTCAACA